TTCTCTTATAGCTACGAAAAGATCAATACAAATATTTCATATATTGATAGTGTATCTACAATTACTAAGGGTCTATCTGGTGGTGTAATAATTCCTCGCAATAATATTCTAGGTACAACTGCTGGAATAAATGATGTTATAGATGATGAAGCTGTATTGTTTAATGTTGATAAAAATGAACCATGCTAATAGGAACATAAATGTTTAATTACTTTTATAATCAAAATTTAAGAAAACTTGTAGTTGGTTTTGGTTCATTATTCAGCAACATCGATGTACAGCATACCAATCCAGATAATGCTGTTACTCCGTTAACAATTCGTGTTCCAATTACTTATGCTCCTCAAGAAAAATTTATTAGAAGATTATTAGAAACTTCCTCAATAAATGATGGTACTCGTATTGAAAATCAACTTCCTAGACTAAGTTACATGATGTCATCAGTTACCACAGACCCATCTAGAAGAAGAAATAAATCAAATAATACTAAAACAATGGCAGGATCTCCTGGTAATTGTACTGGTCCTACTGCTGGCATTATATCACAAGAAGTACCAGTAAATGTTGCTTTTTCATTGTTTGTCTATACAAGACATTTAAATGATACATTACAAATTGTAGAACAAATTATTCCATATTTTAATCCAGATCATATTATAACAATTGACATGAATAGTGCACAGAGTGATGTTAGAATTCCTATAACTATGCTAAGTAATAATATAAGTGAAAGATACGATGGTGATTTTGGAAACCGTAGAATCAATATTTCAAGTTTTAGTTTTGTTGCTAAATCATATATCTTTGGTAATGTTGAGACAAAGAATGTAATTACCGGTGTCGATGTACCTGGAATAACGTTTGATTTTGATTGGAATTATTAATATTATTAGTTAGTTGTTATGAATATAAATAAAAATTTGTCTAATTTTTTTAATGTTTCCGAACCTTCGGAAAAACCAATAGTAGAAAAGAATACTAGTGGTGGTACTTTTGATAATAATAATTTTCAAAAGGATTATGAATTAGCACAATCCAATTATAAAGATTTATTGGGTTCTGGCACTATAGCACTTGAAAGTGCTCTTAAAGTTGCAACTGAATCAGATTCTCCAAGAGCATTTGAAGTTGTTGCAATTTTACTTAAAACTATGTCTGATTTAAATAACAATATGTTAGATATACATAAAAAAGCTAAAGATACTACTGCACAAAAAGTTCAAGTTAATCAAACTAATAATTCAGTATTTGTGGGTTCCACAAAAGATCTTCAAAATTTATTAAATAAAGATCGAAGTACAGAAAAACTTATAGAAGCTGAAATAGTAAATAAAGATGAGCTTAAATAATAAAAATCAAGGGTATAGAAATAACCCAAAACTAAAACCTCCCGGTATAGAATTACAATATACCAAAGAGCAATTAGAAGAATATATAAAGTGTGCTAAGGACCCTGTATATTTTTGTACCAAATATGTAAAAGTAAAAACACTCGATAAAGGTATTATGCCTTTCAAGTTGTATGATTATCAAGAAAATTTTGTACAGAAAATCCATGATAATAGATTTACAATTTCTAAATGGCCTCGTCAGTCTGGAAAATCGACATCCGTTATTGGGTATATTGCTCATTACGTTACCTTTAACCAGTCTGTTAGTTGTGCTATTCTTGCAAATAAATTAAAGACTGCAAAAGACGAATTATTTGCCAAACTTCAATTAGCGTATGAAAATCTACCACATTTTCTACAACAGGGCGTAGTAGAATGGAACAAGACGAGTTTTAAATTAGAAAACGGGTCTAGAGTGGTTTGTGATGCAACATCGTCTTCAGCGATCCGTGGTGGCTCGTATAACCTATTGTTGTTAGATGAGTATGCGTTTTTACCTTCCCATATTGCTGAAGAATTCTATTCTTCCACGTATCCTACCATTTCAGCAGGTTTAACTACCAAATTAATAATTGTTTCTACTCCAAATGGCATGAATCATTTTCATAAACTTTGGGTAGATGCTAACCGCCCAGTTGGCCATAAACTTAAAAATAGATTTGTGCCTATTGAAGTTGATTGGACTCAAGTTCCAATAACCCCAGGTGGACCAAGACGAAATACTGAATGGGCTGAAGAACAGATTGCAAATACCAGTCAAGAACAGTTTAACCAAGAGTATGGTTGTAGTTTCTTAGGATCTTCTAATACTTTAATTTCATCAACAAAATTAAATTTATTAGCAGCAGAAGAATTTTTATCTGAAAATGCAGAAGGTTTAAGAATTTTTGAAGAACCAATAAAAGATAAAATATATTTCTTACAAGCAGATGTATCAAGAGGACAGGGTGCTGATTATTCTGCTTTTTCAATTATAGAGGGATCTGAAAGCCCATATAAAGTAGTTGCAACATATAAAAACAATACTATTAGTCCTTTTAATTTTCCACAAGTAATTAAAGCTGCTGGTGACAAATATAATAATGCTTTTGTATTAATTGAAACAAACGATCTTGGTGCACAGGTATCACATGTCTTATATAACGAACTTGGTTATGAAAATTTATTAATGACTAAGGTGATGGGTAGAAAGGGTCAAGTTCTATCTCAGGGATTTGGTGGAGTTGGAAAAAATGAAATGGGAATACGTACTACTGCACAAACTAAAAAATAAGGATGCGCAATATTAAAGCGTTTAGTTGAAGAAGATAAACTTTTAATAAATGATGACAGAATTATACAAGAGTTAATGTCATTTATTTCTAGATCAAATACATATAAGGCTGAAGAAGGTCAGCATGACGATTTGGTAATGACCCTAGTATTCTTTTCTTGGCTTTCTCGACAGGAATATTATAACGATTTGATTGAAAGTGCAAAGTTTTCCTATGCCAAACCAGAAAATGTGAATGATGATAACGTGCTTTTTATGCAAAATAGTGAGCAGGCAGAAGATAGAGAAGAATTTTCAGATGGTGAGGTAATTTGGTATCCTACTTAAAAAAAGTATAAATATTTCTAATAGATAAGGTACCCTATGCCCAACGCAATTCCGACTTTAGGATCATTTTTAAATTCAAGCCAATACAATACCAATTTAACTTCTGGTGATCCATTGGTAGCTGCAATTGTGGCTGGTTCGACATTTAACCTACCAGCATTTTCTGGTGCTGCCCCAAATGGAGTGGGATCGGCAGAAAAAGATCCTGGTGGACTTTTTGGTTGGTTGATATACGCAAGAAACTTTAAATCATCACCTATTTTAGGAAGTACGGGTGATCAGTATATTATTTATAGTGATCCAGGATCATTTGTTGGAGATTTAAATAAACTTTCAGGTGTTACAAATGCTCTTGTAGCGTTTACTGGAAGTGGTGGTACATGGGGTTTATTCCAACAAACAAATAATACAACTATTACTACAAGGGGACCCCAGGGAAATGATTTCTTACATTGTATACATTATCTTGCTTACGGTGGTAGACTTATTATCAGTGGCACCACTTCTGGTTTAGATACATATGAAAGTTTAAACAATACAAGTATAGAAGTACTTATTGGAAATACTGCTAATGCCTCTTTAGCTAGATATATTGAAAATAAACCAGCTATGATTGGAATATTTCCATCAGGTAATGCTGGAAACAATCTAATTGCTGATAATTTTGCAACATATTTTAGTAATCCAGCAAATATTAATTTTACATCTGGAGCCACAGTTGCAGATAGAATTTTTAACATCTATGGTGTAAATGGAACCACGTATTCAACAACCACTTTATCAACTGGAACTGAATTAAATTATCAAATTCCAGCTGTAGCAGATGTTGCTGGTGCTTTTAATGCAGCAAAAAATTTAGATCAAATATTCTTAACTGTTGGTGGTTTAGATAGGTCTACTGTTCTTAATAGAGGTATTATAAATTCAATTAATTGGACTGATGCAGTTAAAACAACATTAAGATCAAATCGTGTTAATTTTTATGTAAATTACACACCCAAATTCTTAGGTTCAGATTTGGTTGGAGCTACTGGATCTGCATCTGATGTTACCGTTTCTGAGCGATTTGGAGCAGCATATCTAAAAAGAGTTTTAACTCAACAAATAACTAAAATTGGAGTTAAGTATCTTTTTGAATTAAATATTCAATCAACTAGAGATTCTGTTGTATCTGAAGTAAATAGTATTTTAGATCAATATTCTTATTCAATGGTAAGATCTACAGCACAAGTTATATGCAATTCATCTAATAATACAGATTA